AAATATTTAAGGGATGAAATAAATGGCAGTTAATGAACAAATGGAAATGGCTTTTATGCAAGAGCAAGGTGGATTAAAAGACCAAGGTGGTAGCAAAGACCCAGTATCAGGTAATGATGTTCCTATTGGTTCACTAAAAGAAGAAGTAAGAGATGATGTACCTGCTATGTTAAGCGAAGGTGAGTTTGTATTTCCTGCCGATGTAACTCGTTACTATGGTCTTGATACATTAATGAAGATGCGCCAGAAAGCAAAGCAAGGTTTAAAAGTAATGGAAGCTATGGGGCAGATGGGTAACTCTGAAGAAGCTACTATACCTGATGACATTCCATTTGACATGGATGACCTAGAGTTAGCAGAAGGCGGTGTAGTAGAAGCACAGCAAGGTATATATGTACCACCAAATATAAGCACTCCTACAACAGGTCAAACAAGTTATGGAACTGCACCTACATTATTTCCTATGAATCAAACATTTACGACTATGCCAGTCGACCCTCTTCCACAGCCTGTTTTACCTCCTCCTGCACCTATTAAATCATTTGATGACCTTATGGGTTCTGCAGGATATGATGAGTTACGCACATATGTAAATGACCAAGGGCAACAGATGCAGATACCGTTTAAGGGCGGTGAACCCTTGTCCGCTATACCTGAAGGATACAGACCAAGAGAACAAAGTGATGATGCTATGGGTGTACCTCAAGTTAATTATACACAAGCTACAGATACAACGCAGTCTGGTTCTAGCAGAGGTACAGCACCACAGACAATGGAACAACAGGCTGAAGCAGACAGAGCAAGAGTAAAGTCTGTGCAAGCACAAGGTGTTGACCTTGAAAAGGGTTTTATGGAAGGTAGACCTGCTAATACATTTACTATGAAACAGTATGAGGATTATCTGGGGCAGAAAAGTGCGTCATTTAAATCTAAAGAAGGTTTTGCACCTAGAACATTAGAAGCTTTACCCCTTACAGGCATGCTCACACGATTTAGTGACAGAGAGATACGATATGATGCAGGTAAAAAACTTATAGAGGGTCAGTATAGAAATAAAGATGAGTATGATACGCTTGTTAAAGTAGTACAATCTGCCCCTATTGAAAATCCTATTGGTTTAAATGTATTTGGTAAGGATAAAGATAGACATAAAAAAAGAGCAGAAGAAGCTTTAGCTAAAGGTTTTGACGATGTAAAAGCAAAAAAGTTTGAAAGAAAAGCTACAAAGTACGCAGAGCATAAAAAGAATTTAGCCGATAAGGGAGAAATAACAAAAGCAGATGGTACTGTAGTTAAGGCAGTTGGTGTAAAAGACAAAACAGGCATGAATGAAGTAGATAGAGCTAATATGCTTATAACACAAGACCCAAGCCGAAATGCTGCTATAATGTCGGGTGAAAGTAATTCTGAAAGAGAAGCAAGAGAAAGAAAAGAAGCTGATGCATTAAACAGAGCAAGACAGATGGATGCATTTGTAATACGAGAAAATGATAGAATAGCAGAGTCAGCAGCAAATGATGACACAGGAAGTACAGGACAAGCTTTCTCACAGGAAACTGGAGGACCTTCTGGTAGTGCAGATGGCACACACTGTTGCACAGCATCATACAAACAAAAGACTATGACTATATCAGAAGTAAAAGAACTTAGACGTTGGCATAGACAACAATCACAAATATGGCAGGATGGCTATGATGTGTGGGGCAAGTATGTAGCTGATGGCTTAGTGGCTAAGTCAAAGTGGCAAGCATCTGTTGTAAAATCTGTGCATGAATTAATTATAAAAAAGAAGTTGACACTAAAAGGATTGTATGGTATAATGGTTATATCTTCAGGTGTCTATCCAATAGGTTTATTTAAAAGGATAATGAGATATGGAAGAATTTTTCAATCAACTTAGAGAACGGTATCTAGCTTTATCTGAAGAAGAGAAAGATGTAATACGTTCTTTAATGGGTACAGAACAGGGTAGAGTTCTAGGTAAGATACTAGGTCCTGAAATAGCAGGGCAAATAAACTTACGTAGACCTGAACAAGCTGTACCACAAAGACGTGGTTTAGGAACACGATAAACTTTCTAATATCTAGCTACTCATCCCCCGACATGGCTACGATGACCCTAGTAAGGAGAATACTATGAGCGATGCAATAATTGCAGAAGAAATGAAGTCACCCACAAAAAAAGCTTTTGTGTCTAAACCATATACACAAGAAGAAAGACGTGAGCGTGATGAGAAAGAACTTGAAGCGTTAATTAAAGAGCAACAAGGTGAAACAAAAGAAGCATCTGAAGAAGAAAAGATTGATGCAGAAGAACCTAAAAATGCAGAAGAGAAAACCTTTAAGAAAAGATATTCTGATTTAAGAAGACATCAGCAAAAACAAGCTGAAGAGTTTAAAACAGAAATAGAGAATATTAAACGACAGTTAAGCGAAGCTACTAAAAAAGAAATGAAACTGCCTAAGTCCGAAGAGGAAATAGAAGAATGGGCAAAGGAGTATCCTGATGTAGCAGGTATAGTAGAAACTATAGCTACTAAAAAAGCTAAAGAACAGTCTCTTGCACTAGAAGATAGAATTAAAGCTATTGACGAAATGCAGATGTCGGCATCAAAAGAAAAAGCAGAGGTAGAACTTATGAAGCTACATCCTGACTTTGATGACATTAGAGATAGTGATTCTTTTCACGAGTGGGCAGATAGCCAACCAAAGTGGGTAAGGGATGCACTATATGATAATGAAACGGATGCAAGGTCTGCAGGACGTGCCATTGACTTATACAAAGCTGATATGGGTATCTCTACTAAAAAATCTACAACAAGTAAAGATGCAGCTAAATCTGTGGATACAAAAACTAGTCGAAGCAAACCTCAAGAGGATTCTACTGCTTCTTACTTAAAAGAGTCCGCAGTGCAAAAAATGTCTGCAATGGAATATGAGAAACAATCAGATGCGATTATGGAAGCTATTCGCTCTGGTAAATTTATTTACGATGTGTCTGGTTCTGCCAGATAATGTAAAAAAAGTGTTGACATATAGTTATTTATCAGTATAACTATAGTCATCTGTGTGATTATTGTCACACAATTACGGCAAACAATTAATTTTACGGATTACCTGAATAACACAGCCCACTGAAATTAAGAATCATGTAACTTAATCTCTTTGCACCTGTAGTGAAACAGCCCCTTATATAAATTTTGTATGTTTAGCCTAGCCAAATATATAAATTATAGGAGGATATATCATGGCATTTAGTTCCGCAGCAGGTTATGGAAACCTGCCTAACGGTAATTTCTCGCCAGTAATTTATTCCAAACAAGTCCAAATGGCTTTTCGCAAAAACTCTGTTGTTGAAGCGATTACCAATTCGGACTACTTTGGTGAAATTGCAGCTATGGGAGATACTGTTAAAATTATCAAAGAGCCTGAAATAACGGTTAAAAGCTACACAAGAGGGGCAACTATTACTCCTCAAGATTTAGATGATGAGGATTTTTCTCTTATCGTTGACAAAGCAAACTACTTTGCATTTAAAGTTGATGATATTGAGGAAGCTCACAGTCATGTAAATTTTCAATCACTAGCAAGTGATAGGGCTGCTTACCGACTGGCTGACCAATTTGACCAAGAAGTTCTTGGTTATCTATCAGGATTTAAGCAATCCGCATTGCATGGCACACCAAATGCAGCCAACACTACAGCAAGTGGTGACAAAGCTGTTTCAACTGCTGCCTCAAACGAATTGCTTGCTTCTATGCAAGTTGATGCTGCTGATTTTAATAGTGGTACATCAGGTAACTCTATCGTGATTGTACCACGAGCAGGTGGAGATAGCTTGAATACTACTACCGCTAAAGCATCACCATTATCTGTTATAGCAAGAATGTCAAGAAAACTTGACCAACAATTTGTGGACTCACAAGGACGTTGGCTTGTAATTGACCCAGTTTTTGCAGAACTTCTAAAGGATGAGGACTCACGACTAATGGACTCTGACTTTGGTGGTTCAGGACTGCAAAATGGTCTTGTCTTTAACAACATACATGGTTTTAAAGTGTATATGTCTAACAACTTACCTGCCGTAGGTAATGGACCTACTGGTGCAACATCCACTGGTAGCTCACACTACGGAGTCATTTGTGCAGGACATAGTTCAGCAGTTGCTTCTGCAGAGCAAATCAATAAAACCGAAACATACCGTGACCCTGACAGCTTTGCTGACATCGTTAGAGGTATGCATCTGTACGGTAGAAAAATACTACGACCCGAAGCTTTGACTCGTGCGTTGTATGTTTCTGCAATATAAGGGGGAATTAGAAAATGGCTACAATTACAGCAACACTTGCTAATACTCATGGTTCTTCTTCACGAGGACGGCAACCTTATTATGTGCAACAAATCGTTGACCTAACAGCTAACAGCATTAATCCTAATGGTGACGTAGTGCAGTGTCTCACTGTACCTGCTAACACTAAAATTATTGCTGCAGGTTTTCAGGTAACAGAAAGTGCAACCCAAAATACTGGTACTGACGCAACAGCTGCCCTCGGCACTGATGCTGATGCTGACGAGTATGTAACTGCATTTGACATTGACGGTGCATCTGACGGAGCTTATGCTCCTAGTGTTACTGTCTCTGCTGATTTAGTTATCACATCAGCTAATACTTTAGATTTGACACTCGCAGGTGGAGGAGCTTCTTTCACTGCAGGTAAAATCAGAGTATATGCTCTCCTACAGGACGTTAGTGACATCGGTGAGATGGAAGCTGACGAAGTTGACAGAGACCAATTAGCATAACTTATATCTAAATAAAGGGCAGGTGAAATAAGTAGCTTGCCCTTTATACTATTTAACATAAGGATTAAGAATTGTCTAGTAGTTATCTTATATTAACTAATAATGTATTAGCAAGATTAAATGAAGTACAACTTACTTCTAGTAATTTTTCTTCCGCAAGAGGTATTCAGGTACAGGCACAAAATGCTGTAAATGAATCTATTCGATACATTAATCAAAAAGAATTTAATTATCCATTTAATCACGCGACTGAAACAAAAACTCTTACAGCAGGTGTAGTGCGTTATGACCTACCGACTAGCACAAAGTCAGTAGATTATAACACAGTTAGAATAGTAAAAGACAATGATTTATCTGTGAGTGGGGGCAAGTTAGCCCTTTTAAATTACAACGATTACATAAATCATTTTATAACACAAGAAGATGAAATTAGTTCTACAACGGCTGCAGAAGCCATTGATGCAACTGAAACTGAGATAGACTTAACAAGTGCTACAGGATTTGATAGTGCAGGTACGGTGTTCATTGATAATGAAGAAATAACCTACACAGGCATAAGTACAAATACATTAACAGGTTGTACTCGTGGGGCAAGCTCTACCACAGCTACAACGCACAGCAGTGGTGTTGTTGTTACACAGTTTGATGGTGGGGGTGTTCCAACTCATATAATAAGAACAGCAGATAATAACTATTTGCTTTATCCCTTTCCCAATAAAAAGTATTCTATAAAGTTTGATTATTATACAATTCCTACAACGCTCTCTGCACATGATGATACTACAAGTATACCTGCACAGTACGATGCAGTTATAGAAGATGGGGCTACAGCTTTTGTATATCAGTACCGAGGGGAAACAGGGCAGTATCAACTTAACTTTGGACGATTTGAGCAGGGTATTAAAAATATACAAACACTACAAGTAAATAAGTTTGAGTATGTTCGTTCAACATACATACCTAGAAATAATTCATCACACTCTACTTCAGTATTAAGAGCATTATAGTATGCCTGATTTATCTCAAACACAGCCTACAGCATTTAACTGTTCAGGAGGATTAGTTCTAAACCGTTCTACCTTTATGATGCAACCGGGAGAAGCATTAGAGTTAGAAAACTTTGAGCCTGACATAGAAGGTGGCTACAGAAGAATAAACGGATTTAGTAAGTATGTAAGTGCTGTTGTACCACATACCAGTGATACCAGTGAAAAAATATTAATGGTTGCTACATTTGGTGATTTAGTAATAGCAGCCAGAGGTGAAAAGATATTTAGTGCTACAGCAGGCGGTTCTAGTTGGACAGAAAGAGATAATGGCAGAACAAATGCAGGTAAATATAGATTTGAAAGATTTAACTTTGATGGCAATAGCAAACTAATAGTAGTAGACGGAACAAATGCTCCTACTGTATTTAACACTGCAATGTCAGCAACAGATGTAAGTAACAGTGACGTAGCAGGCTCTCAGTTTGTGACAGCGTTTAGAAGTCACATGTTTTATGCAGGTAAGTCTACAACACCACAGACGCTCGTGTTTAGTCAGCCTTTTGATGAAGATGCTTTTAATAGTGGCAGTGGTGCAGGAAGTATAAAAGTAGACGATACTATAACAGGACTAAAAGTTTTCCGTGATAATTTATTTATTTTTTGTGAAAACAGAATATTTAAACTGAGTGGCAGTAGTTCTAGTGACTTTGCCATATCTGCCGTTACCAGAGACATTGGTTGTATAAATGGAGATACAATACAAGAATTTGCAGGTGACTTAATATTCTTAGGACCTGATGGTCTTAGAACGGTAGCAGGTACAGCAAGAATTGGTGACGTTGAATTGGGTACTATTAGTATGAATGTTCAGTCTGTATTTGATGAAAACTTATCTAGTGCTTCCGAATTTGATAGTGTTGTTATACCTGATAAAACACAATACAGAATATTTTTTACTAAAGCATCGCAAGCACAGGGTTCAACGCAGGGTATCATATGTGTTTTAAAAGGACAGTCTTTTGAGTTTGCTAAAACAAAAGGTATAAAGCCTTCTGCAACTGACACATTTGTTTCTGCCGGAAATGTAGTTATATTGCATGGTGATTATTCAAATGGCTTTATTTATAGGCAAGAACAAGGCAATACATTTGATGGCACACGAATAAACGGTAAGTATAGAAGTCCAGATTTAACATTTGGAGATGCAGGTATCCGTAAGCACATGCAACGTGTTATAGTAAACTATGAACCCGAATCATCAATAGATGCAGACTTATTTGTGCGATATGATTATGAAGATAAAGATGCACCAAGACCTGCTGCCTATCCTTTAGATTCTGATGATATTGCGGCTATATATGGAATAGCTACATATGGTGCGAGTTCTAGTTTAAAGGCTACATACGGTGGTGCATCAAGACCTTTACTTAGACAATCTGTAGAAGGTTCAGGCTTTGCTGTAGCACTAAGAGTAAATGATGGTGGAGAAACAGCACCATACTCGCTAAAAGGATTTCAGTTAGAGTATCAAATAGGAGCAAGAAGATAAATGGGAGCAACATACACAAGACAGTCCTCATATACTGATGGTGATGTTATCACGGCTGCTCACACTAATGATGAGTTTAATCAGTTATTAGCAGCTTTTGCAAATAGCACAGGACACACACACGATGGTACAGCAGGTGAAGGTGGACCTATTACTAGCTTATTAGGTAATACACTTAGCTTTGGAGATGGTACAACAGATGCCGATATAACTGTCACATTTAATGCAAATGGTAATGACGGTGTAATGAAATGGATGGAAGACGAGGATTATTTTGAATTTAGTGATGACATACTTATTGCTTCT